CCCTGAATCAATGCCCACTTGCCAGCGTAATCAGCCGGATCATCACTAGGAACAGATGTCTTATTCGACCAAACAGTTGCCATGTATTTCTTACCGGCAGGCAACGCTGACATGTTGGTGCCTTTGTCATCATCAGCGTAGCGAAGCCACGGATAGAATTGGATTGTTTTAGGCAAATTCTTGATTTGTTCAGCAAGTTGCCGATATTGGGCTGCTACCTGATCATGTTCAATAAGGTAGTCTCCCAATGTTGCTGTGTGTGTATCCATCGAATAGCTTGATTTTAGCTCGAGCAAGCGAGCCGACAGATACAAGTGTTCATCCTCGTCAGCTAAATGAATTGTGTCACCAATGTTGATGTTTTGTGGCAGCACAGCAATGTCGGTCTCGTAATTGACTGCTTCATGATTGTGAGTCTTAAGATCAGAGAGTGCAGATTGAAGCAAAGTCGCTTGCGAAGTAGCCGTATAAGTGACAACACGATTGATATACGCTGCATTGACACTCGGCGCACCACCCTTAGCTAAAAGTCTGCTCCATGTTTGGTTGGCTACCGGATCTAGCAAAACGCCTTCTTTCGTTAACACGTAACGACCATCGGTATCTGTCCACTGATAACCTTCAAGTGTGATTGGCTGTTGATCAGTGGTCTCGCCATCTTTGCTTTCAGGTGTGCCACCTGTCGGTGTAACGGCCGTATAAAGATCATAAATACTGCCTGATGTCACAATTTTATTGATGTCTTTATCAACATACAGCGTGATGTTTCTATCAGCACCTATGCGCTTATGAATGTTGATTAAGCGGCGCACAACCGTTGTCCCTGACACATCGAAGCTAAAGTCTAGTTCAGCATTATCAAACTGAGTCGCAACAGATAGAATACGATTTAAAGTGGTGTCAGACTCGCCAGTCCATTCAAGCGTTCGCTTCAAATCAGGGATCTCGTTAAGACCGATTTCAAAACCCGAGTCATTCGTGAATAGGCTAATATAGTCGGCGATACCCATTGCTTGTTGAGCTTTATAGGGGCCAACGGTTTCGTTAATCAAATCAATACCAGCATCTTCAGCAGTGAATGTCTCCTCACCAGCAAGTGGATCATGACTTGATTCCATAATTGTCATAAAGACTGCCTTATTTCGCTCATCCATATACAAAAAGTAATTGCCACGTGCTGCCATCGTTTGAACCTTAGAAGACAGTTCAGGGGTGAACAGAATGGTTCCTGAATAGGTGCGAGCACCTGCTGAGATAAGCTGATCATCAGTATCATCGACAATGTGGATTGTGCCACCACCGCCAGCAGTTGCAATCCCTAGCAGATGAAACGATCTGTCTGTAAAGTAAAATTACATTTATACAAACGCCTCCTGCCAATATACTTCAGCCTCACACTGCTTTGCCCAGCTTGATGTGAGCAATTCAATGGTGTTATTTCCGGGCTGAATCTTGAAGCCGCCCCAATCATTGCCGATTGTTTGCAGTGTCCGATCTTCTGCGCCATTGACAAGAACACGCCGATTAGCAACATCAATTTTCACAACGTCCCCGTCTTTGAAGCGGTTAGGAATGTCGTCCCAGTAATCAACGTTAATCCACTCAAAGTAGCTGTCTTGCCAGTTAATTGACCAACCACGTTGATCGGAGAATCCCGGGAACCATGCTGTCCAGCCATCAATTGGCACACTAGAGAAGCCTGATATTATCCGTGTCTCAATGCCGCCATCGCCTAAATCAAGACGATCCAAACGGAAGGTTAACTGATCACCCATTTTTGTGATAACGGCATTATAGTTGCCGTCACGATAGTAATTGCGTGGCAGCAAGTCCCAAAATATCATCTGTGCTTGGCTGCCATCATAGACTGTGCCGGAGAAAACCCACTGGTCATTTGAAGCACTATCGTCAAACAGCGCAAGAGAGGCGACAATCTTGCCTTGATACGTCAAATTGAACTCGAAGCGGCCCACTTCTGCGGCATTCGTCCCAACGTTGACACGATTGACAAACTGAAAATTAGCCGTGTTGGAGCCATTCGAATTTTTCGGAATGGTGCCGCTCATTGAAGGCCCATTCCAGTAATTGGAAGCGGTTCGTTCAGTGGACGGGTAGGCAATACCATTTGCATATCCAAACGGTCCCGACTGTACGTTGGCATCATTGCCATGCTCATAGTAAGGAAAAGCCGTAACCCCATTATTGAGTGTTACCCCTATCGGTGTCTGATTGAAATCGAGATGATAAACGCGTTCAGACTTTTGCCTCACAAAGCCATCAGTCTCATCGGGAGAGCCAAACTGTAGCACACTGCCCTGATCATTAATAGCAGTTAACACGCCGTCATCACCGTTGATAGTAGCCGTGATAACTGGTTCAGATGGATAAGTCCCAGCATTAGGCACCGTAATGGTGTCGGAATAGTATTCAGGATCAGCTGGGTTAGGCGACCATGGTGAAGCAGTGGTGCCTATTTCTAGCTTTGGCCGTGCGATGTAAATGCTACCTTTGTTTCCTTTTGCAGCTCCAACATAAACACGTCTCATTGTTGTATACGTTAGCTTAGCAGTGAATGTTTGCCAGCTTGTTGTTAACGTAAAATCAGATACACTCGCCGAGCCAAAAAGTTCGCAATGTGCTTTGTCGCCAGCAGTATCTGCCTTTGCCAAAAAACTAAATGTATAGACTGTTGAGCTTGAATTATCAGTGAATGATTGAGCAGCTAGAACAGCGCTAGAAGGATTTGGAGCAAATGCCATTGTATCCACAAACCAACTTGCAATACTAGTATATCCACTCCATCCCGTGAACGTACCACCAGAACCGGTGACGAGATTAACAGGCGCGTCCTTGTATGGCATGTTGTCAGCCGTCTTCGTGGCTACCGAGTGCGCGATACCATCGGGGACAGTGAACGTTATGGTCAGCGTATTGTGAAGATAGGCCTCGTCTAAAGTAATCTGTCCAGTTGAAATGGCATTGTAATATATATCTGGCTCATCAGCGAAAATAAGTTTAGCTGGTGTTGAAGTAGTCAGGGCATCTGCAAGAAGCCTGCGCTTTTTATTGACATCAGTTCGAACGATAGCAGTCACCGTGATAGTGCCTTCATCTGCTCTAATATATGAGAACATCTTTCCATCAGAGCGACCAACTTGGTCAAGCTGTGGAACACGATTTTGCCCAACGTTTCTAGTGACAAGCAGAATGCCATCAAGCCATTTCGAAATGTTAGTTCCATTGAAAGTAATTGATAGCGTCATGGATTAAAAATACTCCCCTCTCTTCGAAACTTAATGCGATTTTTTCTGAAGAGAGGGGAGGATTTTTAATCCAACCCTCTCTTCGAAACTTAATGCGATTTTTTCTGTCTATTTCTATTTGAAGCGGTTGAGCCATTTCGCGGGCCATGCTCCTGCCATTCAGTGATACTTCGGTTTGAACATTAATTACTTTTGGTTGTGCTGTGCCGGTACTAAAGCTGTTGATAGCGTTTTGAACATCAGGAACTGAATTAATTGCCTGAATCTGCGATGATTTAAATCCTTGAAGTGCCTTGGCAAAGATACTAGAAGAACTAGTCTTGGCACGTTCAGCTATCGCTGCCATGAGCAACTGATCAGCATTATCTTTTGTAACATTGACAACATACTCAGTACCGTCCTCACCGACCACAGCCGGTGTGGCTTTATCAAATCTTCCACCATAGGCTAAGCGTCGGCTGCCCTGAGGACCAGAATGCAACCAATCAGTCTTCGCATGACCCCAAATGACGGTGTTACCAATACTATTTTGCCAATCTGAGTTATTAAAAAATGCGAGCAACTGGTCGTAAGGGCTCATGATATTAGTATGCCCAGGCATCGCATAATGCATAAATGTACCAGGAGTATATTGCAATATTCCTCGCGCTTCGTTGCCGCCTGAGTTAATATCGTGGATTTGTTGAACAATGTTGCGCCCACCACTTTCAGACTGAATGGTAGCCTGAAGCATGCGGATAAAGCTTCCCGATGGGCTCAATCCCATCTCT